GCGGCCGCCGTTGCCCTAGTTTCGGCAGTATTACGAACCGCAGCTTCCTGAGCCATTTTAAGTTTAGTTGGGATAGTTTTGTCTACTAATGAGGTCTTGGGAATATCCTTAACCTTTAAGCCTAGTGCGGCTGCCATTTCTGCTTGGGTGGGTTGTTTAGCTAATGGTGCAACAGTCTTCTTCACCAGCGGTGTTCCTACTATGGGCTTAGGTAGGTCTGCTGGGGTCTTACCTACTTGTGGGGCTGAACCTGTTGGCTTATACACAAACTCACCATCTGCATATCCAGTTGCGTTATCGGCTGTATATCTAATATCGCCAGCATTCACTTTTTGAGTTAGTATTTTTGAGCCGTCTTTATGTTGTCTTGCGAATACTCGTGCCTGTTCTCTATCGTGAGTTACCCAGTCACCAGCAGTAATCTTACCCTTAGCATTTTCTGGTACGCCTCTATATATAGTTATTTTACTATCTGGTGCAACATTAAACTTCTCTGCATAAGATTGGCCAGTAGCCTGCTCCACCCGTAACTTACGGTTCTGCTCAAGTAAAGTCGGGTTATAGTCATAGATGTTAGTCGGTGTCTTACCTACTTGTGTAGGGGTTACTAGCTTAGTAGTGGGAGGCTTAATCGGTTCAGTTGAGGCATGAACGGTAGTAGCAGGAAGATGATCGGCTGCATTTCTTGCTGTATCTTTCGCGGCGGCTCCAACGACTCGCCCGCCTGCACCAGCTAACGGTATCGCGCCGTGAGCCAGACCAAGAGCAGGAGCGGTAGCTAACCCAAGGGCGGCGTTCTGTAAAACGTGCATCGGGTTGGTATCGCCCGAAGCCAGCGTTCCGGCGGCTCCGTAGCCCGTGGTAATTGGAGCGGAAGTTAGGGTTGTTTTGATCGTATTGCCAACGGCTTTTTTAAGTACTTGACTGCCAATTCCAGCCGTGGCCTTAGTAGCGGCAGTTTCGGCTAGTTTTGCTATTGCGCCGCCCTTGCCTAGAGTCAGGGCATTAAGAGCGTCTATACCTGCCGTACCGAGAGCATTAAGTACAGGCATACCCGCGTAAGGATTCTGACCTTGAGCAAGCTGACCGCCACGCGCTAGAGTCTGGGCGGGGGATTGAATTAGCGAGCCAGCAGCATTAGCGACGTTTCCGATAACAGGCAGACTAAAGTTATTATCCAGCCTGTTGATGGCGGCAGTCGCCTTACCCGTGTTCTTATCGACCGCGTTGCCTGCGACCTGAGCCACTTTACCCGCTGTGTTGTAAACTTGACCCATTGGGTTTATTGCAGGGTTATTTAGGGGATTAAGACGATTCCAGTCTAGCGGTTGCGGTGCTTGGTTCGGCTGGACAGGTGCAGGCATACGAACGGGGGAGCTATTGAAACCTGTCGCTTGGTTTATCGCTTGAATGATTGGCATACGAAACTGTGGTACTTGGATTGGGCGCTGCGCGACTTGTGGAGCCTGCTGTGGCTGTCGTGGAGCTTGCTGACGCTGTTGTGGACGTTGAGGTGGGTTGGGGTGGGTAAATTGACCTACTGCGTTACCGACGTTCTGCTCGACGTTGTGAACTGCACCACCAAAGGCATTGCTGACCGCATTAGCTGCGCCGCCAATTTCGTTACTGAGCCAGCTAAGTAGCGAGGCCAAACTAGCCTCCTATGCTATACCGTTTAGTTGCTTCTGTTTGTCCTGTCCGAATAGACCGTAGAACGGGCCAGTCTGCTGTTGTGCTGCTGGGCCGACATTACCGCCGATAGCTGGGCCTTGTGCCTGATCGTAGGAATACTTCGCAAGATCAGGGGCTTTAACAGCGACCGACTGCGGGGTAAAGGTCGGGTTCAAACCAAGCTGGGTCATAGCGTTTAAGAGCGCCTGTATCTGTGGTTGGTTGTTCACGGCGTCACTGCGCTGACCAAGCAGACTCGCTCGGCTGTTATCAATACCAGACTGTAAGTCCTGCGTCTTCTGTTGCTTATCTTGAGCAAGAGTGCCAAAGGAGTTCCGATAACCAGTATCTGAGGCAACTTGGTTCTGGTCGAGGGCGTTCATGTTCTGGCCGTAGATGTCCTGTACCTGCGAACGCTGGATGTTACCCTGTTGGGCGGCGGCAAACGGAGCGAGGATACTGGCGGCTGAGGAGTTACCTGCCCCATGAGAGCCGAGCAAGCGCTGTAAACCTTGGTTCTGGTTGCGGACACTGGAGCCGATGTTGTCACGCGCGGTCTGGTTACTGGTCATAGTCTGGTTACGGGAGTTAGTGATACCTTGGTTAGCTGCCCCCTGATCGCCCGTAAGACGAGCAAAGGCTGAGTTATATGAGTTCATTATGTTCTGGTTGCCGACATCCTGCTGACCTGGGATACGACCGAGGGCGGCATTTATTGCGGAGTCATTGGCGGAGGAGATAGCAGCTGCCTGAGAAGCCTGTCGTTGGGCGGCTGTGGGGGCAGTATTAGAATTAACATAGATTGGAGGAGGAGCTTGAGTAGAATCAGCTGCGCCGTATACACTAGAAGTACCCTCATAAAGACCGATAGGATTAGTATTGTAAGGAGCTGGATTAGCGGGATTAAAACCAGCAGGAGGTTGATAGGCTCCTGTAGCTTTATTGATATTACTTAATTGGGTGAGTGTATCCATTAAAATACCTTTATTTACTCTATTATGAATTAAATCTTTATGTTTCGCAAACTATTATTTCAGTAGCTATTGACTTAATAATAATACTAATGATTAACAGTAGCAACTATAGAATTAGAGTAAGTTAAGCCGTCACGCCCTTAATAACCGCAAAGCGTAGCGGGGTGGCTTCCGTGATACTGGCCGCTGTGATATTGCGAACTATAATGGTACACGAACCTGCGGCCGGTACGACTGAGAAGTTCCACGCCCCGCCATTGGTAGCGCTGATGTGGTAGACGATGACGGTATCGGTAGCGGCGATAAAGGTATTAGTCAGCACGAACGATGATGTAGCCTGAGTAAGGACGGCAGCGCTGAACATCGTTATATTACCGCAAAGCTTACTTAGGGTTACACCTGTAGCCCGTGATGTAGCTTGAATGACTGTACCGCCTGCACCTGTGGTGTAACCGAAGCCCCCGCCCGATGAGAGCTGGGAGCCGGTAGTCGTCAGACTGGTTCCAGTTGCTGCCCCTAAAGCAGGAGTAACCAGAGCTTGTCCAGCAGGAAAAACGACTGTCCCTGTAAAGGTTGGACTGTTTAGATTGGACTTGAGATTTAACGCCGTTTGTCCTGCGGTTGAGATTGGCTTCCCCGAATCCGCCGTATTATCTACACTTCCCAAACCCACGTCAGCCTTAACTAAGATTAAATCTGTTTTGAGGGTAGCTATCGGAACATCTGCTGGGGTGGCCGTACCAGCCGTGGTGTTGCCCTTGTAAGTCTTGGTCAGCATCGTTGCGAGGGTGGCGTTGGCGATAGCTGACTGGTCGCCAGTGTTAGTCCCGGATAGGCTAGCTAGCTTGATTTTCTCGGCATCTGTAGCGTAGTTATCATCTACACCGAGAGGTGGTGCAAAGTTAATATTATCTCCGGTATTAGTACCTGAAATAGTCGGCTTATTTAGTATCTGCGAGTCTCCTGCACTAGAGTTCCAGTCAGCATTTACATTTACTTCTGCCCCAGCAGGTGCATGAGCAGAGGCAATATGGGTCTGAATATTAGCATTTCCCGCTTCTTTACCGTTCCAAGTTCCCTTTTCGGTATCAGTTACAAATCTATTGCTTACGTCTTGGGTTATTACGGACGGGGCGTGATTAGCAGGATGGGTGTAGTTATTAGCCCCGGCCGCTATTCCTGATAATTTAGTTTGTTCAACGGTGGTGTAATCATTAGTTGAAAGCCCTTTGCCAGCGATTACATTTACTTTACCTGACAGGTCTTGATTATCAGAACCAGGAGCATGAGAATTGGTAGCCAGCCCATCGTAGACACCTTTAAGAGTATTGGTTAAATGAACATTCGTAGCCCCAGTAGTTATGTCGTCAAGCGTCCCCGTGAAACTCCCGCCGCTGGCGGTTAAATCAACCAGCGTACTGTTAATACGAACAAATGCCTTTTCGTTCTCTTTACAAATAATTCTTATTCCATTGGGGATGTTAGTCAGAGTATTAAACTCCGCTATAGTGTCGCAAATTATTATTTCTTGGGGTGTTGTTTTGATTATCATAGTAACCTTTCTGCCGAAATAAATAACGCATACTGACTTGTGCCTATTATACCAACCAAAGTTGTAGAGTATTGAATTGACCCTGTTCCGAGTACCCTAATATACAAATTTCCAGATGTTCTGCCTACAGCAGTCAAAGGAAGGGCGACGGATGAGGTCGTGGTGGCTCCTGCGTCATCTGTCCAACCAATAGTCACCATGATAGTCCCCGCAGTTATATCGGCGGTAGTATCTTCAAGATAATAGGAAACTCGGTACAGTCCTGCGGTATTAGTTCCCGTTATATTGGTACTCCCAATAGCAGCAACTTTAGCAGTGAGTTGGATGTTTGTGATAATCTGGTCGCCAGTGTTGGTGCCTGAAAGATTAGAACCAGTGATAGCACCTGTTACTCCGAGTGTGCCGTCTATGAGAGCATTGTTATCTCCAGCATCACTATCTCCACCGACATGAAGTCCACCGTTTATTGAAAGTTTAGACAACGGCCCCGTCGTCCCGATGCCGACGTTGCCGCCGACTGTGATTCTAACCTTACTGCTTGCGCCTGTGCCATCAACATTTGTCGTTCCTGTAAGGAAGTTGAACCCATTATCCCCAGAGAACAAGTCAAAGCCAGTATTCCCACTTATTCCCATTCCATATACTGAGGCACTGGGATTATTATACAAAGCTAATTTATTTATTACATTTCCGCTTGGAGCATATTTTAAGATACTCGTTATTATATCTGGCAAAGCAGATGACGAACCTATTTCTAACTTTCCCCCCGGGTTCGTCGTCCCGATGCCGACGTTGCCGCTATTGTAATAAAGATAAGGTGAGGCAGTGACCCATTGGCTTGAGACTAGACTTGAATAAAGCGAGTTAGCCGAGTTATCACCTGTATTCATACCAGTAATAGCATCTAACTTAGTTCGGTCTGCCCCTGTAGCGAGGGTGATGGCAGTATCGGCAGCTCCTGCTGTATCAGCTTTAGCGTGAAGACCAAGTTTAGCATCGAGGGCAGTTTGTTGGGCGGTTGACACGGGTTTGGCAGTATCGGCCGTGTTATCAACGTTTACCAGTCCGACGTCGGTACTGGTCAGAACGACTGCACCAGTACGGGTGTTGACGCTATCGACTGCGCCAGCCCCGCCCGATCCCGCCGAGTCGAGCTTCTTGGTAAACGGGTTTAGAACGTAAACCATCTAGGTACTCCATACGGTATAAGTTAGCCCCACCCGTCCCGTAAAGGCGGCAGAATAGCCAGTATTCCCTGCCGTAAAACGAATAGTCTTGGGACTAGTTGAGGTATCGAATTTCTGGATATACCAGTGACCCTGCACATCGGTATAGCCGAAGTATTGGACGGCTCCGGCATCATCAATGTCGGCGGGCAAGTAGCGCACAAACGGGTCTGTTGGAGTAGCTCCGGCGACGGGGAATGTCAGGTCATTGATAGCTTGGGTCGTAGCGTTAGCGGCCTTGGTAACAGCACTCAGGTCGATGGCTTTGGGTTCAGGTATAGTGGGGAACTTAATAGCCTTGATAGCTTGCTCGACCCTGTCCGTAGCGGTTAACAAAGGGGACAGATTAGGAGCGTCCACCTTGACATTGGGAGCGGGTATATCAATCTTGTTATCGAGCTTTAACTCCTTAACCGTCTGTTGCAGGAGTTTGATCGCATCGGCTAGAGGTTTAGTAACCTCGCCTAAATTAGTCACGCTGACGCTCTCTAACGGCTCAGGGGTAATGGGCATCTTAATAGCGGCAGGGATAGCCTTTAGCGCGGGGATAAGAGCAGCGATGGCCTTGATTACAGCCGTATCGTCATCGGTCTTGTTCTTAACCGTATCATCGAGTTTTTGAATAGCCAGAAGAATCGGGTCGGGGGCGACCTCTTGAATCTTAGAAGCGTACTCCAGTAGTGATTGGATAGCGCGTTGCTGATCCATACTAACCCGTAAAACTATATCCGAGGGAGTAAACGGCCGGATTCGCGTTGTTGGCGGTTACTACGAATTGTAGGGTATAGGGCAGATAGTCTTGGGCGATGGCGTTGGCAATAGATGCAATTGACGAACCTACCTTATAGCGGTTAGTCGTGTTAGTTATGACTGCTGCACCCGACAGAATTAGGAAGTACTTACCTGAAGCTGTGTCTTTGCCGTTAATCGTCAGGGTCACCGAACCTGTACCAACAGTCGTCATATCAAGTACGACGTTCAAGAATGACGCCCCGTTAGTAACAATATCAGGCAGGGTTTGAGTAGTCGTGCGGGAGGCAGAGGCGAGGGCGTTTCCTTGATCGGCTTGTGTGCGGCTCATATAATAGTTTCCTTATTTAAGATAATAATACAATACTAATGCTATAGATACAAAAAAGGCAGCTCCTTTAACAGAAGCTGCCAATCTTGCGCTAAATACTAGCAGGCTTTGCCGCCATTCTGGATAGTACCAGCGGACGAACTGTGGCGGTGAGCCACTTGGTCGTGTCCGTGGGTCGTACCCAGAGTCACGCCATTACCAGTGTGCATCTTGCCCGAAGACTTCGTAGTGAACGAACCTTTGAGCTGGGCTACCTGAGCGTGACCTTTCATGCCGAGCTTGCCGGCAGCAGGCTTAGAACCTCCTGCTACGTTGGAAGTTGCCATAATAGACTCCTTTCGTTAGTTACTACGCAGTACGGGCCCAAGTACCAATGAGGTTCGAAATAACCCAAGCTACGGCCGAGTTAACACCCGTACCCTTAAGCTGGATTTCGTCACCCACAGACGAGGTCGCTTTGGTATTGTTCATGCCCTTAGAGGCAGCCGCGGTAATCGCAGCACCCGTAAAGCCGTCAGTGCCGGTTGGCATGGTCAGGACTAGGGCAGTACCGTTCGAGCCAGTTCCGACAGCTGCGCCAGTAGTAGCTACGCCACCGTTACGGATGATGTAGTGAAGACCAACGACAGTAGCCGGTAGGGTCACAGTTACGTTGTCAGCAATGACGTTTTGGACTAGACCTGAGTCAGCCGCAACAAGAGTCTTGTTAGCGTTGACGTCGATCCAAGAGCGGCCGTCAGTGCCGCGGTAAACAGTTGTACTTAAAGCCATTTGATTGACTCCTTAAATTATTTTTTAGTTAGATCGTGCTTAGAGCCGGGAGCAGCTACTTTTTTAGAGTCGGGAACAGCTACTTTGACCTCAGGAACAGCTACTTTGACCTCAGGAACTAACTGCCAGCCTAGTTTTACTAGCGCATCAGCTCCGGCAGCGTGAACCACAGTTGATTCACCGCCGCTCTCAGGATCGCGGTACGTCCCTGGTTGATTGATTTTACCTGTATTTGCTTCATCTCCGAATGCCATTTGCTTACTCCTATTCTAATTATTAAGCGGACTGCGAGTAAATGACGCCCTTACCTGCGTTGGTCGGAACCATCGCGTCGTAATATCTCCGGCCTTCTACTACCCATCCATCCACGCCCTGGACCTCTTTTAAGATACGGTAGGTATCGAACTTGTGGGGAGCGACGAGGACTGATTCGTGAACGAGTAAGTACTCGCACTTCGAGGGTAAGTAAGAGGTAGGAACTTTGATGATGGCAACACCATCAACCTCACCCTGCTGACCATTAACCAACTTACCAGCCTGTAGTTCCGATGCCTTGACGAAGTTAGCGTCTAGCTTCAAGAACGACAGAACGGCGGGAGTTACGAACAGAACGCGGCCGTCACTCGGAACGAACAAGTCGTCGAGCTTCGACTGCATGTCGAGGATTTTCGTAAAGGCGGTCGAAGCGGTCGTAGTCGTACCAGAGTTGGTCGCGACCTGCGAGTTAGCCACACCATAAGCCTGGAGAATAGTCAAACGGTAGATGTCAGTGTTAGGAACACAGACTACCTCAATCTGACGCTTCAAGGTCGAACCGGCCTCGGTGACCATCATTGAGTCTTCGTAGTTACCACGGTCGATTGAGTAAGTAAAACTCTTGTCCTGTGATAGTACGAACGTCTGCTTGGTGGTGTCGAGTTCAGCCAGCGAACCAAAACGGTTCGTGCCGCTGCGGGTGTAGTTACCCTCAGCTACGGTTGCTACCCCGTAGATGCTAACAGAGTTTACACCCTGGTAATCCAAACGAATGCCTTTGTTAATGATGCTGGACGTCAGCGACTTGAGACGAAAGACTTCGTCAATGTCGGACTGATATTTAGCGGCGAAATTTTGTGCCACGTTAGTAATCCTTTAAGTTATTGCTTGCCTACTTGAGTCCGAGTAGTCCCGAACGGAAGTTATCCACAGATGCCCGTTTGGGTGCTGCACTAGATGGAGTTTCGGAGTTGGCCAGCATCTTTTCAGCGGCTACTTGTCCCGATACCTTGCCATTCTGTGCGCCTGAAGCGTGAATCTCGGCAAACTCTTTATATATATCATACGGCAGTACGGTGGCTGCTATGGTCAGACCAGTATTAGGGTCGGTTTGAATCCCGGCAACTCGCTGGTAGATGGTCGATACCCGCTTTGAGAGGGCTTCATCGTACGCAGGAGAGCTAGAGTCAAACTGAGGGAAGTCGTGCATGACCTGGAGCGACTGCTGGGAGAGATTAGCGTTGAGGTCGGTGACCGCAGCGTTATACTCAGCCATTTGTGTCCGCTGTTCCAGCGCCTGAACTCTAGCCATTGCTGGGTCTTCACCCTCGGCTATCAAATCGTCGGCGGTCTGGGGTTGATAGACTTCGGCGTTAACCGAAGCGATCTCATCTCGCAGGACGTTACGTTTAGAAACTAGATCCCTAATCTCGGTACTAAGATCGTTCTTACGACTCTCAGCGTCTCGTTTGGCTGGTTCCTCGGTCTTATCAGCGACGGCATCTTCTGCCTCATCATCGCTATCTGTCTCCTCGGATTCGGACTTATCGTCCGTCAGCTCCTCTGGTGCCAGGTTGATTTCTTTGGGTGACGACTCCTTGGTAGTAGGTGACTCTACTATTGGCTCGGTTGTTGCCTCGGCTGTTGGCTTGGCTGTTACCTCGGCCTCATTAACGTCGGTTGCGGCATCTTCTGCCATATCTAGCTCCTAGTTTTAACGCCGATAAAGTGTTGGCGGGACACAGAGACGGAAAGCTCTTGCCCTAATTATATAACGGTTGTGTTATGTATGTCATTGGTAGTACACTAGGTATACAAATGGCTAAAGCAACTATCTACATTAAAACTGAGAACGAAGCCAAGTGGAACGAGTCCACTCATAGCGCCTGGATTAACCAAGCCTTAAAAGATAATCGCTACTTCATTGCGCCAGTTATTTTAGAGCCTATTGCCGCCTCTAGACCAGTCTATGATCCTAAACTCGGCCACATGGTTAGTCCCGATTAGGCATAAATGTCTCGCGTTGGGCTTCGAGGTTACTCTTGTAATCAATTAGCTTACTTTTAAGTATCTGGTGGGCGAGTACTTGCGCTTTAATATCTACTGAACTGGTGACGTCATAGAAGTCGATTGAGTCTGTCGAAGCAATCTGAGTGTCAAACCAAGCAAGGAGCGCGTTAATGATGGGAGTTGAGGCGAGAAAGGCTGACTGCTCTTCGCGTACCTCACGTTCCTGCTCGGCAGGTGCATCAAAGTTTAAGACTGAGCTATCTAAGGGCATGAGGTTATCAGAATTAAGTTGATCGTCCATTACTTCGCCACCTTAACTTTAGGTTGTGGTTTGTTAGCTTGTTGAACGGTGAACTTATGCGTTCTGTCGGCCTGAGAGACGTTGGTAGCGTGAGTACGGTCAGCTTGCTGTTGCGCGGTATCAGCTTGGGCAATCCGCAAGGCTTCACCTGATGCGTTCATCATCTGAGACTTCTGCATATCGGCGTGTTTGTGGGCGGTATCAACCGCGGCAACCTGCGCCTGTCCTGTCTTAGTGTCGGCGTTCTGTTGGTCGATGGCTAGTTTAGTATCGACTGGCATTATGGTCGTTGCCGGTGCGCCCATGATTGTTTCAATGAACCATTGGCGGGTATCAGTTGGAAGTTGAGCGAAATCAATCTTTAACGCTGCCATGAGTTTAATCATCGGATGATTCTCAATAGCATTAGGGTCAGGAGTATCGGTCGGGGCGTTCTTAGCCATCTCAGCCTGAGCCTTGGTCTGTTCGGCCTGTTGGAACACCTCGATAGGTAGTTCAATACCAGCGTTAGCTAGGAACGCTTGCTGGGCAGTCGGGTTGCCCTCTAGTTCAGCGTAGTTAGCCCGCATGGTCGGCTTGTCCATCATCGGCATCTTTGATTGTTGTGCCTGTTGCTTCTCTTGCTGGGTCATCTCGGTCACAATCTTATCAATGTTCTTAATGCCCATGTTCTGGAAGTACTCACGGTAGGCTTCGCCCATGTTGAGCTTGAAGCCGTCTTGAGACATACGCCAGGCAATCAATGGATCAGCGCTAGTCTCCTTGAGCAGTTCGCCCATACTAGCTAGTTGTTCCTGTGTATCGGCTTCGGTTGAAGAGGTCGGGTCAGCCTTGAACTCTAGCTTCTCAGTCTCAGTATCGTAGTCAATACGAATAACATTCTCAGGCGATACGGAGTTAGGGTCAAGTTGACGTAGCTTCATGGCAGTCTCAGGATCTAGGGTCAGCTCCTGTGTACCGCTTCTCTCGGCGAAGTACAGGTTAATCGAAGTTTCGATGATTTCTTCAAACCAGCTCTCAAACTGACGTCTGATGTAGTTATCCCCCGCACCAAGCTTACTCTGGGTAGCCTTAACGCCGGCAGGGGTCTTACTTGAAGCACTGGACCCTACGGCGTCAGAGCCAATCGAGGTATCACCGCCGCCGGAGTTAAGATTAAGAATCTGACTTCTAATCATTTGTGCTGTTGTCGGGAACTGAGTAATGGCGGTTGTATCAATCTTAGCGGCTTCAAACATGGCGTTAGGGTCACTACCAAGGTCAATTACGGCGTTCGGCACCCACTTAGCCTGCGACTTGCTCCAGTTGCCACGTTTAATCATCGGAGGATTGAGCATAAGAGCGCGGTTATACTGGTACATCTGTACTTCACTGTCAAGTAGATTCTGCAAGGGTGCAGCAATCTCAACAGTACCTCGTCCTAACGGATTAGATAGGTCAACATTGTCGTACATGTAGTGAATCGGAATAGCACCGCGAGGATCTTTGTTCTTCTTCTTACGCGCCACGTTCTCGCCGGTAGGTAGGTCGGGGCTAAAGGAATAGAACTCAGCCCCGATGCCACGCTGGAATGCGTGTACCAGCTCGATATAGCCCTGAGCGGCAGGCTTGTTGCGTTCATTAGGCGACAATGCAGTCGCGTCTTTGTCGGTCAGGTGCTTCTTCATCGCTTCGAGTACTGCTGTGTCCCAGCCAGACTCATAGGTTTCACCTCGGCTCTTGGCCTTCTTTGCCAAGCGAGCTTCTTTAGCGATAATCTCATCAATCTGGTTAGGTTGATAGTAGCTTCTGAGGAAGATAACATTTGAGTCACGATCAGATAGTTTACCCGGCTCAAGGAAGACGTCTTTGATGTAGGGCAGCGTGAAGTCTGTACCGAAGTATTCACCGCGGTTAATAAACTGCACAAAGGCAGGCTGAGAGCCGTAGGTCTTAGCCTTGCTTACCTCAGCCCAGCACTTCTGAATTAGTGCTACAACTTCATTGGCATTAGGCAGTATCTCGTGGGTCAGAATAAAGCCTGCGACAAGATCAAGCCACGGACTCTTACTGTGTATCTTGCCGGTAGGAATACTAGAGATGACTCGCTTGGGTTGTTCCTGAACGATTGAGGCTAGTGTTCCGTCCGTAACTTTAGGCAGGTGCTTGGCGATACCGGGGTGAGGCTTGGCGCGGGCAATACGCTCGTATTCATCAAGCGGCTGAAACAATGGCTTCATGTACGCCTGGGCCTCTTTATAGCGGTCTACTAAGTCTTCTTCCGTGATAAAGGCGAACGATGCCATGTAATGTTCCTTTAATTTAGATGGACAGTTATATGCTTATTGTAGCATTAGTACCTTATTAGTACATCAGGGAGCTGATGTTGGAGGTGACTGGTTCGTCTTCTTCCTCTATCGGCTTCATGTAACTTACCAGGAAGTATCCTAATGCCCGCATACCGTCGAAGTGGTGGCCAAAGCGACGATGGTCATCCCATTTAGGGACAATCTCCTCACCCTGTTTACTTAGTCGTTCGAGCCATACCAGGTTCTCAATCTCCTGCATCAGCCAATTCTCATCTTTGCCGGTACGGTCATTCATCTCGACTAAGGTATCAGATATGAATAATCGTGGTTCGCCTGTGCCTGCTTGAATATGGCCATACTCATCGAGCTTGTTCGCCAGGGTTTCATCCCAACTTGCGGCTTCGCCCGGCTGCTTAACGACAGGTTGAAGGTGCATACCCGCTGTTGCTAATTCTAGTTGCATTCTAGGATCATCATTGTCGGTCCAGCCGTTAGTCAGTGTCAGCCCACTAACCTTAGCGTCTCTGAGTTCCTTAATGCGCTCAGTTCTAAGCTGAACCTTACGGAAGCCCGACACAACATGAACATTATTGTCACCGTCTACACCAATTAGTAACCAAGCGGCTGGGTCAGAAAATCCACCATCAAACGTCTCATACCAAGTCCATGACTTATTAAGAGAGTCATAGTGCCTGATGTGTTTCGCTCTATCCCACCAAGCGCATACCAGTCCGACACGCTTAACGAACTTACCCTCACGCCGGACTTGCAAAGCTTGCTTAGATAAACCCCTGCCCATCTGTTCTTTTTGTTCCTTAGTCAGGTAGGGGTTATCATCCCAACCAGCCTCACTGATAAACAGGTCGGGATTAGACGTATTAAGATAGATTTCGTCGTACACCCAAGTCATACCTTTAACAGCCGTCATGGTCAGGATTACGTCCAACTGTTGCCCGGCTTCGACACGCACGAAACACTCCTCCCAAATATCCTTGGGGGGTTCCTCGTCAAACCATATTAACCGCTTACCTGTACCTTGGAACTTTTCCCGGCCTTGGTCATAGGACTTGAAAGCGATTACTGAGCCGTTCTTTAGCGTCAGCTTCTTAATAATCTTGCCCCTAAGGTAATCAATACGGGCGATGTCCTTCTCGGCAATATATGATAATAACTTCTTCTGGGTCGTGTCTTCCTGTACTTCGTAGCTTGGGCAGGCGACCCATATCTCTACTCCGTCCTTAACGCTCTTATAGGGATGGTTGGCCGTAGCATAGCGTGTAGTCTCTTGACCGCCCCATTCGGTCTTACCAACACGGTTACCCCAGAATAAAGCCCTAACGGCCTTATCTGACTTAGTAGCCTCATCCTGCTTGGCATGAGAGGTAGCATACCGTAAGGGATTGGCCGCCATACGGCGATCTCTCTCTGCTAAAGCATTAAGATAATCTATCTTGTCTTGCCTTGATAATGCGGTCGAGACCTTCGTCATCTAAGTCCTCAAATTTATGGATTATTTCACCTACGCTGTTTAACTCAATTGACTGAGCAGCGCGTCCCTCGGTACGATCAGCTATCTCTTTAGCGTCAGGTAGACTCTTAGGAGCGGCCTCGATCCGCCCAAACGCAATCACCATCGCCATTGTCTTCTCACTATCGGGAGCTTTGACAAACGTCTTTAACTGTTCAGGGGTCATGTTCATGAAACGGTTGTACTGGTAGCTGATAGTGTTTTCTTTCTTCCAGCCACCTGGACTAGCATTTTGCGGGTTATCACCAAAGCCGCCCTTACCAGTAGGATTGCGCTCCTGTGGCGTCTTCTTGGAAACTAGTTGTGTAGCTTCAGTCATAACTATATCGTGCTATACCTCTTAAAGTTTGTCAATCATCATCTTCAGTACTGAACATTCCAAGTATTTGACTCCACGACGAAAATGTTACACCCCTATCATCGATGTAGTACGAAGCGTTGGGTTTGATGTTGGTGATACCATCCGGCTCGATGCCGAAGTACTCACACCAATCCTCAATGTGCTTCGGGCTGTTGCCTCTCACGGTATGAATAATAACTTGGTGGCCTGCCTCTTGGAGTTCCTCTATAGCAGCTACCGCTCCCGGCATTGGCTCCCCCATTCGCTTGCCTTTGGGTACGTTGTTGGGGTCACAGATTACACCGTCGAAAGTCAATTGCAAGAATCATCTATGCCGCCTCCTCTTCATCCTGCGTTAGTTTTACGCCGCGGCTACCAACTCTATTAGCATCACTTATAGCTACTTGATCTGCGAAGAACAGGAGCATTGCCTCCATCTCGGTAGTACCGGCATTCTTACGTTTCTTCTCAGGGATCGGCGTAACAAAGGCGGCCAAAGTATCAGCTCCGATATTGATACTCATGTACTGCTTACCTTTGGGGCCGGTCATCGTTGTCTTGGTGTCAGTGATGGACAACACAAATCTAGGGATGTCTTCGGACTTCTTCTTGGTCATTTGGCCTCCTTATCACCACCAATCAGCTCAATAGTATTCTTAGTGGCTGCGTCTTGGAGCTTGATGCTTTTAACATTATCCTGATTGCCCCGGAGCATATCAGTTATGTACCCGAATAGTTTGCCGTAGCGGGTTTCCTGGGTTTCGTTGTTACCCTTCTTCTTACTGAGGATAAGTTTGAGTTTATGGAATTGGAGTCTCATTTAGCTTTACCCTCCAAAGCCTTGATAGCTGCGCCTAGTTCTGCCGTGACAACGATTGGAGGGTTCAGGTCAAAGGGTATCCCTAGTGTGTTATGTGGCATCTCCATTCGGGTCATCTTCATAGTATCCGGGTTGCCACGGAGTTCATTACCCGTCTGCTTAACATTCCCTAACTTGAAGCGTTTGTCGTTTTTGATAGTTATGTAGTTGTTCACTTCTCACCTCCCTTAAATGCTTTGCCGCGGGGGAGTAATCTCCATCGCCCACGCTTCTTCATTTCGTCCTTTACAGCTTCGTATAACTGCTGCCTAGGCTTCATTATTGCTAGTGACTCTTTGATCTCGGCTATGTTCATAACAGTATTGTATAACAAGGCGTCTTAACATACAACGCTTATACTCTACCGCTTCGGCACAGTCTTACTCAACAGCTTCATTTAATATCTCGGAAGCTGGTCAGCTTAGTCATATCTAATCTAAATGTTTTAATCTCTTGGGCGGTGATATGGCCCGGCTCAGGATCGTCTGACGGCTCTGTAAACAAGTCTAACTCCTCTATAGCGTCATTTATCGCCATAACGTGCTGGGACTGCTTATAAGCGGCCCAAAACATTTCTAGCTGGGCAATAGTTAGCTGATGAATCACAAATGATTGATACGAAGCTTCGTGAATGTCCACATGGCCCTTTCTTTGCGCCTTATCTATATACTAATACTACTCTAATTGAGGTCAAATGTACAGATTAACCAAAAATATCTCTAGATTATCTATATATTATTGTATTAAGGTCTTGACACTGGACTATTGTAGGTGTATGCTGGATACAGTTACAGCAGACAACCGCAGCCGACAAGCTCAACCGTCCAGCTCAAGCCTCCGGGCAAGTAACCTATCCACCGCACCTTCCCCAAATTGCATGAGCGCAGCGTCCATTCAGAGCGGAGCGCGCAATACGGCCTCGCCGGGTTTCAATCCTCCCGGCGTCCCTTGACAATTTAATCCCCTGATACGTTCATATGACCGATTAAACCTAACCGGAGATAATACCATGAATGACTTTAAGGCTTTCGTAATGAATAGTAAGCAAATGCCCTTTAACGTCTGTATCCACGCCGATAGCGCCGAGCAAGCTAAAACAGTTTTAGCCACCTACGTTGCCAAGCTTGGCCTTACTAAATACCAATACGATGAAACGCCCACCACCACATCAATCGCCGTGTTCCCCTTTATTAACTAGCCCCTAACCGCTTAATTGGCGGTATGAACGTATCAGGTTCAATACTTACAAGTCCATAAGCCCTAGCTGGTCGCGGTTGCAATGGTTCAATCCCATTGAGGGGCTCATGGCTTTATAAGCCGCAAGGAATAATAATTGAAAGGCACAATATCATGAATACAATAGCAGTAAACGCCCGTAGCTTAAATGGCTTCACCAAGCGACTATACAACGTAAGAATGTTGCTCCACAACGAAGGAAAAGAGAATCTAGCCGATAAGGTCTACAAGCTTGAGCAAGATTGCCTGTTCGATAACTACATGGACTTACGAACAGCAAAAAGCAGACTCATTAGGATTTTAAGCTAATGGCAACAGTAACAAAACGACCTTACAAGATACCTAGTCATAAATACTGGATAACGATTGAGGATAAATACCTAGTAGACTACAGCGACGATATAAAAAAGCTGGTTGATGTTGATATAAACAAGGTATTGCAGGACTTGATAAACCTACGGGCTAATATGCAATACGATTTGATAAGACTAGGACTAATCTACGAGCTACACGACCCTATACCAAATAATGACGATAAATTGGAGGAATATTAAAATGTTCACTAAACCAAAATACTATCGTACCCGTAACGGCCAAGTTATAGCTGGACGCCAGCACAGAATTGGAAAGCGACACTCTGAACCGTCAGAACTAATAGGCTGGATTATGTTATCGGGGCTTATCTGGATTGTAATGCTAGCAATTGTATTAACTAATTAGAGGTTTTTATGGAATATAGAATCGAACTTAAAGTAATTGCAATTGACCGTGATGAGATTGAGGAGGAGATTTACACCGGCTACGTACCGACGATTGACGATCTGCTGGTTAGAGCCAACTCGTTAGACCATCTGATGCAGCTCCACTCCGAAGCTGCGGACGATTATAAAGACTGGCTAGAGCAGCACACTAAAGAAGATGAGGCCGCCGACAACGCCGACGACGCCTACAAGCAGGAGCGTGAGCAGCACGATCTGGACGCTGACGAGCAGTTAAACGCTGATAAATAAGTCAAGTCATAGCAGAAACCCCCGAATACGATAGGTATCCTGGGGCTTTGCTGTGCTCGAAAGGCCTAAGAGCACGAGATAATTATACACTAGCTTTATAAAAGCGTTAGTAGTATTATGGATAATAACAACAAAAGACGAGCTACTCCTCGTCTCTTGATACCTCAAGGGTAACACGAGACAGCGATTAGTCAAGGGCTTCGTTGTTGTGAGACCTCCATCACATGCTAGAGCTGGATAGTCCAGTAACACACTAAACATTGGGAACTGACATACTAGGAGCTGAGCGACACTCAGCAGGGACACTTGCATTGAGGCCAACAACCTAGCCACTTACAAGCAAAAAAGCTTACAGGTAATCGGAACAGTAACACTGCCGTAGGCAGTATCTTAAGGAGCCCAGTCTATGCCTAAACACATTAAAGTTAATTATATACAAGCTCAGGGACGGACAAAGTTTACTCTTCAGCATGATGAATATAAATCTTTAGTGATAAATGGGTTTATTGGAGAGGATAGATCAGACCCATATAAGTTTTATAAAAGCCTGTTAGACCATCTTAAAAAGATTCAGAGATTCGGTGGTATGACTTGGGCTAAGAATAATAAGGAATGGATAGGAGAACAATTTAAATGAAGCGTAAAGTACCAGCTAATTACAACGCGCTAGACGATCTGTCGAAACGATTAGGTCAGTTTATTGCAACAAACCATAAAGCGTTAAGGAATAATCTTACCGACTTGGAGCGTGTACGAATCGAGGGGCAGAATATGAGCTTTCAGGCCACGCTTGCTCTAATCAGCCAGATTCATAAGGGCGGTTCAATCTGGCGCGGTGGCTATAAAGATAACGTCGGAGTAGTTTATACCGACCAGCTTCAGGAAATACTAAACGGATGAGCATGGACTTTTTAGAACTACCAGAAGACATAGAATTTGAGGAACTTCGCCGTAAGGTTGAAGACGGGATTGACGATGAGTGGGTGACAATGCCTATCCGGGTCATCGTAAAATACGTTGCCTACCGATTCCTCGAAGAGTTAGAGGATATTGACCGCCTTGGAAACAAGAAAGTCGATCCCATAGCTCTTCAGAAGCTTATTGATGATCGAATCATACGACTCGTAACACAACTCAAGGAGAAAGTTGACAACTCATAAAAGCTCTTGACACCGAAGCTATTATTTGATAAGATGCTCTTAAGTTAATGAAAGGCATTGATGTGAATAAAGTAATTTTAACGATTAGTTCAGTATTATTGGTAGTTATGGTTAGTGGGTTCGTTTATTTATGGGCGCACACTGACGACGGTGCTCCAATCTGTCCTCAGCAATTACCCCAAGTTCAGCAGGACTTTCCGCACAACACCGACGGTTGCTAGGTTATGGGAAAATATTTTTGTACAGCACCATTTTGTTTAAGGCGAGCAACGCATACAGAGCCCCTGTCGCTGTGTGACAAACATTATAGGGAACTGGAGTTAATAGATGCCCGTGACGCCGCAGAACGAGCCTCCGTGCGTCTGAAAGCACTTGCAGATCTGAATAGTCCTGAGCTACACTCTCTTGAAGTCAAGCCACATCGTAAAGGTGGAGGCACTAAGGCTGGTGGGTTAAAAGCAAGAGCTACTAATTACAGGCTCTACGGTTTAGATTTTTATCGTCAGATTGGAAGACTTGGAGGTATCAAGTCGCGTGGCGGTGGGTTTACTGACCCTGAGCTAGCCCGCGCAGCCGGAATTAAAGGTGGAAAAGCAAGTAGGAGGGATAAAATATGAATAAGACACCAATGTTATATAAATACCTTTACTATACAGATGGTTTGATTGTCTCCGAACATGGGAACCTATCTTGGCAGGTTGGGCAAACCAAGACAATTAAAGGTAAGCTGGTTAGATGCGAAAACGGCTTCCATGCCTCACTCAAACCCCTAGATGCACATACTTTTGTTAAAGGTACGGTTCTAGCCCGCGTCACTGGCTCAGGTAAGAGCATCATCGAAGAAGATAAGCAGGTTTGGCAATCTATGACCTTAACCGACGCTCGAATGTGGCGTAAGCAAGACAGCGTTGCCTTGAGTATTTTTGCTGCCGAACTAGTTATCTCTAGTTTTGAAGATAAATATCCAGACGATAAGCGTCCTCATGAGTCAATTAAAGCCGCTAAGAAGTGGCTGGCTGACCCAACGGAGAAAAATAGGGACGCCGCCTACTCCTACGCCGCCGCCTCCTCCTACGCCGCCGCCTCCTCCTACGCCGCCGCCTCCTACGCCGCCTCCTCCTCCGCCTCCGCCGCCGCCTCCTACGCCGCCGCCGCCTCCTCCTACGCCGCCGCCTCCTACGCCTACGCCTCCTACGCCGCCGCCTCCTACGCCTACGCCTCCTACGCCGCCGCCTCCTCCGCCTACGCCTCCTCCGCCGCAAGAAAGAATATACTGGCCAAGATTAACGCTTGGATGGAAGCTCGCTTTGAAGACTTGCCTAGCGTCTATACCCCCGATGATATAACTGAACTCAAGGCTAGAGAGTATTTTGTCTTCGGTAGTAATTCAGACGGAATTCATGCTGGTGGTGCCGCCCATACTGCCGTAAAGTGCTTTAAGGCTATCATGGGTCAAGGCGAGGGTATTCAAGGTCAAAGCTACGCTATCCCGACCATGGAAGGGCTGACTAAGCTCAAGGCTGCCGCTAAACGCTTTATCAAGTACGCCGAGAAGCACCCATTGGATATGTTCTATCTAACCAAAGTAGGAACTGGCATCGCCGGACATCCTGAGAGCGTAATTGCTCTACTGTTTGCGAACGCTCCAGAAAATATCATTCAGCCAGAAGGATGGCTTTCCTCAAAGTACAAAGCAAAGAAAAAGGCACTAGCATGAACAAGGAACTGACAATCCAGTTATACAAATGTATCAATGAGAACGATACGCCTAGGGAGATAGCTCATTGGCATTGTAGTTCAGTTAGTCGATGTCCTCGCGCCCTGTTTTATGAGCGTCTAGGCTTGCCTGGATTACCTAGTAACGAGCCTGGCGGTGGTAAGAAACTACGCTGGCGAGCTGGTCACGCTATTGAGGCCAGTATCAGACCAGAGCTAGAGAAGCTCTATCCTAAACTTCTGACCAACGTCAGATTTACCAACCAAGAATTAGATTGCACGGGAGAATTCGATGGCTATGACCCCGAAAGCAAAACTTTAATCAGTGTTAAGAGTGTTCACGATTTTGCTTTTATCACTAGAGGCGATACTAACGGGCTCAAGGAAAAGGTCGGGGTAAAGAAAAGCCCCAAAACAGGTAAAGAAATCAACGACTACGACCTTAAAAAGACTCCCTATATTCATCATGAGTGGCAGGAACACGCCTATGTACTGTTGATGCAGGACGACCTCACCGACGTGCTTGACGATGGCTATGACCCTGAAAGTAAAACCCTAATCAGTCCCGAAAAATGGCAGGTAGAGCATATTACCTATGTCTATATAACTCTTGGAGGGTTGATTGCCTGCTACACGACAGAGGTTCAGCCCGATCTAGTAGATAGGGTAAAAAACAAATTAGAATACTTAAACAAGTTCTGGTCGTTAGGGAGTGAACGCAAGAGTCTCCCGATGTGTACCTGTAGCCCAGGCCAAGAGATGTATGACGTTCAAGATCAGTATTGCCCATGGAAATACGAGGGTGGTTGCTGTTCAGAAGATTTAATAACCGAAGCTAAAGCTTCTAAGGAGAACGAAAATGTCTAATGTCTATATGACCTACAAAGCCCCTAGTGATGGAGGATTCTTCCTCAAGTTTGAGAGTGACGAGCCGGTAAAGTTAAGATTATGCAGTGAACCTTATATTTTTGCTTCGAGTTTTACTGACAAAATAACAGGTGAAACTAAAATAAGTAATAAATATGCTTGGGGTATTTGGAATTACAACGAAGC